TTCTTTTCATTTCAGGAAGACATGGAAGTTCCAAACATGAAAGGAGTTGTTGCATTTATAGATAATACAAATGCATTTGGTAGAACTTTAAGTAAAAATTCTAAAGAAAGACTTGAAGGAGAGTTACTTGACTTAAATGTAAATATAGATGAAGGATTAAAATGGATTCAAAAGTATGGTGATAATATAAATGAAACTGCTAGAAAAACAAACTTTTATAGAAATGATATAACAAGAGGAGCAGGAAGATTTACTAATGGTGTAATATTACAAACAGGTAGAGAGTTTGCTAATGTTCCTAGATTTATGACTAATCCTAAAGTTGATATATTTACACAGTTTTTAAGATATCCTACAGTATTTGGTAATACGGTACTAAGAAATTTTGCTAGAAGCACTATAACAGATACAGCAGTTAATGCTCCAAAACTAACTGCATTTGTTATTATATCTACTAATGTTGCTAAAGCTACTAACTATTGGAGAGCTAGTGAAGAAGAAAGAGCTAGAATAGATAGAGAAGAAGATAAAGTTTATGATAATATAAAAGCTATACAGCGTGTTGGTTTACTAGGTCCACCAGAATATTTATTTAGACTTGGTGAAGGTATGGCTTATGGACAGAGTCCTATAACTGCTGCTATAGGAACAGGAGGTCCTGTTATTGGTGATGCTATAGGAATGCTAATGTATGACAGAGGATTTGTAGAAACATTAGCTCGTAAAGCTCCCTTGACAGGAACTAAAAATATTTTTGATAGATATCTTGGAGATATCATGGAAGAGTATACAGGTGTTAGAGAACCTTATACTCCTTTACAAGAAGCTGCTAAGCCTATAAAAATACCTAGAGGTACAGTAAGAAAAGCTGCTGGAGAGTTTTTCCCAAAAGAAAAAAAAGAAAAAGAAACAGGTATTAAAGATAGAAAAATAAAAGATAGAAAACCTTTAAATATTGGTGGTATAGTTAGTTCATTTACAGCTAGAAAATTAAATACAAATAAATTAAAACCTATTTTTTATAAAAAAGATAATAATATAGAAGATAATTCTATTGATTATAATGTAAATGGAAAAATTACACAAGAGTTTGATAAAGAATTACAAGAAGTAATACAGTTTTTTTACATGGATAAATTTAATAATGTTTCTCCGATACTTAAAGATTTAATAAAAGATGCTCCAAAAGGAATGACAGGAATTGAATTAATTAAATTTTTAAAAAAAGAAGCAATAAGAGGTAAAGGTACAGAAGTTACAAAAGATGCAATGGATTACTTAGATATAGAACAATACATAATGAATGCTCCTTTTGAAGAAAAAGTTAAATCTTTTGCTAAAGGTGGTTTAGTAGAAGGAGAAGATAATGTTCCATTTACCAAAGAAGACCCTGCAGATAGAGTAGACCCTAATACAGGTAGACCTTATTCTGAACAAATGACTAGGTTAGGATTACAAGATGGTGGAGATGTAACTACAATTACTAAAACTAATGAAGACCTTTTTAGTCCTGAAGAAATAGAACAACAAGAACTTGAATATAAAAAAATAGATTCAGATTTAAATAGAAATAAAATTACAAATTATTTAAGAGATAAAGGCTTAAATAGAAATACTATATCAGGAGTTTTAGGTAATATTGAACATGAAACTGATGGAACTTATGATTATAAAATGGAACAATACAATGGTCCGGGAAGAGGGTTATTTATGTTAGACCCCGGAGGAGACCATGTTAATCAATATAATATGTTTCTTGACAGAAATAAAAGACAAGATTCTATGGAATCTCAATTAGATTATTTTTTAGAAAGTATTTATGATAAAAAAAGTCCAGCTTTAAAATCAAATGGTTTTGGAAATGCAAGAGAGTTAAGAAAAATATTTGAA